CTTTCGCCCACATCATTTACTCAGCCTGGTCGGCTGGGGGGTCACTACTGACCTAGTCCTGTCTACACCCGAAAGGGGTATAGAATGGCGTCAAACGCAAAGGCTATGCAGTATCGGCTCCGGGGCATCGGGATTCGTCCTGATGTAGCACATTCAATCGTGGCAGAGGTCCAGAAATGGATCAAATGCTGCGGTGAAGAACACACGGTAGGGAGGCTCAAGCTGATAAAGCTTGACCTCCTGCATCACTTCGCAGGGATACCTCCTGCCCCTCGAGAAATCGGGGACAGTTGGTATAAGCTCGTGAAAGGTGTTCCTAAAGGTGCTTTCGCGCCGTTATTCCGTATGAGTAAGCGGGATTTCAAAAAAGCGTGGAACGCTGTCCTGATCTACACCGGTATTACTTTCGATCACCCTAAATTGAAGGTAACCGAACGGCAGTGGAGGAAAGCAATTTCTTCTATTCACCGTGCAGATCTGACTACGGAAGTCTTCGTGGAGGGGCTCAAACTAGTTTTGAGCTCGCCAATCTCCAAGCTTAATGTTGAAGTGGCAAGTGATACTGGTTCTCCCCTTGTGGATTTCCATGCGAGTGATTCTCGCAGGGCTCCATACGACTTGAAAACCGTTCCAGAACCGGAAGGAATCTACACTGGATTAAAGGTGTTACAAATGCGGCCCATGTGGACTATCCAGAATATGGATATCCTCAGTGGGACACTTCGAGGAATCGAGGAGCTTGTCATGCCGGAATTAAGGTTAAACTTAATTGACGAGATGAAAGCTACTGGTGAACCCGATTATGAGGAACGCCCCGACATGGGCCAGATTGCTCTTATTCAAGAGCCTGGCTACAAGTTGAGGTCTGCTGCAAACCCGATAAGACTCTATCAGGCGGCTTTGACACCGCTTTATGAGGCTTTGTCGGATACCCTACGTAAGATCCCTCAGGATCATACCTTCGACCAGGAAACTGGAATTGAAGCTATGCAAACCTGTCTCAAAGAAGGTCGGCGAGTCTGGTGCACGGATTTATCCAATGCATCGGACAACCTGCCCCTCGAATTCCAACTTCACCTTTTGGGGAAGATGGGCGTATCCACACGTTGGTTACAGTTCTTTAAGAGCTGCTGCCGAGGTGATTGGATAGTAATGCTTGAGAAGCATTCCGACGTTTGGCGTCGCGTTCGATGGACTGTGGGTCAACCGTTGGGTTTGAAACCTTCGTTTGCATCGTTCACTCTTTGTCATCACGCAATTGTACAAGCTCTCTACATGAGAGAGTACCCCGATACTCCTGTATCAGATTACGAGTATGGCATTGTGGGTGACGATTTCTGGACTTCATCTTCCAGAGTTGCTCAGGCCTATGTGGATTACATGAATCTCATAGGTGTGCCAGTTCAGAACCAGAAGGTCCTGGCGGCCCCAAGCACGGGTGAATTTCTTGGTCGTATCGTTACTCCGGATAGAGTCTACCAAGGCTTTAAATGGAAAGGACGATGTAGCGATGAATCCTTTGTGGATTTATTGCGAAATCTCGGCCCTACAGCACTTTGCCTGCTCCGCCCCCGACAACGTCGGTTGGTGGAGTTCATAGCAGAACTTCCTGAGCCTTACGGTTTGGGTTGGAACCCTATGGGTAAGACATTGGAAGAAAGATTGACGCCCGAAGTTGAGCGGATCTTCTCTCAAGAGGAACGCTTACGATCATTCCGCCGTCGCGCAGCAAGGATCCATAGTGACTTTTACCGGTCTCCCTGGTTAGGGACGCCGATAAGACCACGGAACATTGATCGCGAGTGGCTCTCTTCCGACCAGGAAGAGATAAGTTTAGTAACAGACGCATTCCCAGGATGGGAATCCGTGGGAATGAATATGTTACCGAACATCAGCGAACTTGCCCGCGAAAGCGGTAGGTTCCCTGAGTTAGCTGCGAGGTTACGTGCTAGTCTTCTAAGAACGTCCTCCGTTGAAACACGGAAGCAAGCCTCAACACTGGTTGTGTTGGAGCGGAAGGTTCAGAGAATGTTGGCCCGTTAGCCG